AAAACTTTTTTACACAAATACAAGGAGTAGAAACAAATGCAGCTATATAACATAAAAGAAAAATACATAAGTGATGTCCCTTACATCATAACAGACAAAGCTACTCTTTACACAAAGTTTCTTAACAAAGAGGAGTTAAAGGAGTTAGGTTATCTTATGGTGGTTGAAGAACCTTACCCTACCTTTGATAGTGATTTTAAGAAGGCTATACCTAACGATCACATCAAAAATGACACATACATCAGCTCATACAAAGTAGTAGATAAGACCTTAGACGAGCTTACACTACTCTTTAAAGAAAAGACCCAAGAGCTACTAGATGCTAAGGCAAGAGAGAAAGGCTATGATGATATTCTCTCAGCTTGCTCTTATGCAGGTTATGAAAATGATTTTAAAGCTGAGGGAGAAGCCTTTGGAGTATGGAGAGCTAAGGTTTGGAAATATGGCTATGCTCTTTTAGAAGCTATTAGTAAAGGCGAGAAAGAGCTACCTAAGAGCTTTAAAGAGCTTATTAAAGATATGCCAAAGCTAGAGGAGATAAATAATGGATAATGAACTTCGTAGAATAGTTGTAAAACCTTATGGGAAGGATTGTTTCGAGACGGTTGGGTATTTCAAATATAAAGACGTCGAGATACATTCAGGATACATAACAGATGGTGCAAGTATCCCTAGAATATTTTGGTGGCTCTTTGAGCCTCATAGCCCTGAGTATTTAACAGCCTCAGTCATTCACGACTACCTTACAGATAACGCATTAAGGCTTTATATTAAGATGGGCAACAATAGCGACTTTAAAGTAGCTGATGATACCTTCAAGGAGGTCTTGGAGCTTTTAGGGGTTGCTAAATGGAAAGTAATGCTCTTTTATCTAAGCGTAAGAGCCTACCACGTAATCAAATATGGGAGGGACACCAGTGCTAAGTCCTAGTTTATATCTTAGTGGTTTTTTACTACTGAGCACTTTGTTTCTAGGGTATAGGTATCAAAGCTTAGATAATGAGCTAAGTGTTACCAAAGAGAGATTAAGTGCTAGTGATAAGATGAACCTTAGGCTAAAAGATGAGATAAGCGAGCAAGATAGGCTCATCTCTCTTAAGCTTGATACCATTGAAAAGGTCAGTAGGCAAAAACAGATAATAGAAATAAAGGCTAGTAAAGTCAAAGAAAGGGTGCAAAATGAGGACAAAAAAGATATGTCTAATGCTCTTGACATCAGCGTTTCTTATGTGCTTGATGGGCTGCGCAAACAAGGAAGTAGTAAGTAAGTATGACAAGATACCTAATCACTTGCTTAATGCACCTATCATTTCAGATAGAAACGTAACAAACCAAAACGAAGCTGGTATGTTACTAATAGATGTTTATAGTGGGTATAAGACTTGTGTAGATCAGTTAGAAGCTATAAAAGATTATGAAAGGAAAAGGGATGGACGAGAATAACGTAGGGCAAGTCTTAAACTTCGCCCTACAAGCTGACAAGCTTGGAGTAGTGAGTATATTAATCTTGGTTGTATTTGGGCTAGTTGGGTTTTGTGTATATACCATTAAGTCTCTTAAAGAGCCTATGCACCAACTAGCTGAGAACGGCAAGGTAAGTAATGAGCTCTTTAAACAAGCTATGGATTATACAAGAGATTTAAATAGTGAAATCAGAAGCGACCTAAAGGAAATCAAAATAAAAACAGAGAGCATTCACGACTGCTGTAAAGAGGTTAGGTTTAATCAAAGTGGAAGCGTTACCTATCAATCAGTATTGCCTCCAATAGTAAGAAAAAACAGAGAGAGTGAGGATGATAAATGGTTAAACTAGATGATAGCAAGAGAACAAGATGTGTTATCTATACAAGAGTTATGGGCTACCACAGACCAATAGAGAGCTTTAATATAGGTAAAAAAGCAGAGCATAAAGAGAGAGTAAAGTTTAAGGAGAGAGCTAATGGCTAACTTTAAAGAAGCTATGGGTTTCTTAGAGAGCCTAGAGTTTTCCTCTAGCTCTGATATTTTACATAAGAACCCAAAGGAAAAAGATATAACCTTTTATGGCATCTACAAATATGCTCATCCATCTTGGGCTGGCTGGGATAAGGTTTTAAAAGCCATAGATAAGATGGGCAACTTAGAGAAAGCTAGTGTGCTCTTATCAAAAGATAGTGAGTTAAAAGAGCTTGTCTATAAGTTTTATAAGAGTGAGTTTTGGAACGTAATGAAGCTTGATTATATAGAAGATAACATAAAAGCAAATGAGATGTTTGTCTTTGGTGTAAATGCAGGTCAAGCCAATGCTATTAAAGCAGCTCAAAAGCTAGTTGGAGTAAATGTTGATGGCATTATAGGAGAAAAGACTATAAGAGCTATAAATGCTTATGATACCCTAGCCTTTGATTTAGGTTACGATAGGCTTGAGATAGCCTACTACCAATCACTCATTGAGAGAGACCCTAGTCTTGCTATAAATAGGCAAGGCTGGATAAGGAGAGCAGAAGCAATATGAATGAAGCAAAAGAGAGAATACAAGGTCTATTTATAGACATTATGGAGCTAACTCTAAAAGATACTATTGAGAAGCTAAAGAGAGGCGAAGCAGACAGTAAGGATATAAGAAATGCTATAACACTCCTAAAGGATAATGGCTTTACATTAAGAGACCTTGATGTTGCAAAGAACCCTGATGAGTTTCTTGCTGAGTTAGCACAGAATATGCCAAGACTACCTAAGCTAAATAAATATGGAGAAATCATAGCAGAGCCTGAGGAGATAGTTGATGGAGAGTGATTTAGAACGTATAAAGGGAGACTTTAAGCAGTTTCTCTTTATAGTATGGAAACACCTAAATCTCCCTAACCCAACCCCAGTACAGTTTCAAATAGCAGATTACCTACAAGAGCCTGATATAAAAAGAAAGATTATAGAGGGCTTTAGAGGTATAGGAAAGTCTTGGATAACGTCAAGCTTTGTTTGTTGGTTACTACTACGTGATCCACAAGCTAAGGTATTAGTTGTCTCAGCTTCTAAACAAAGGGCTGATGACTTTAGTGTATTTACACAAAGGCTCATTTGTGAGTTGCCTATATTACAACATCTCATACCTACAAGCGACCAAAGACAATCTAAAGTAGCCTTTGATGTAGCTCCAGCTTTAGCTAGCCATGCTCCTAGTGTTAAATCACTTGGTATCACATCAATGCTTACTGGATCAAGAGCTGATTACATAATAGCAGATGACGTTGAAGTGCCTAATAACTCAGCCACAGCTGATCTAAGAGAAAAGCTACTTAAAGCTGTAAAAGAGTTTGAGGCTATCTTAACACCAAAAGAGACATCTCAGATTATCTATCTAGGAACTCCACAAACTGAAGAGAGTATCTATAACAAGCTAAGGGCTACTGGGTTTCATTGCAGAGTTTGGACTGCTGAGATACCTCAAAAGGATACTTATAATGGAGCACTAGCTCCTAGCATTGAAGAGATGATAGAAAGAGGAGAGCCAGTAGGAACTCCAACAGACCCTAAGAGATTTACAAAAGATGACCTAAATGAGCGTAGGCTCTCTTATGGTAGAAGTGGATATGCTCTTCAATATATGCTAGATACTAGCTTAAGTGATAGTGAGAGATACCCACTTAAGACTGGAGATTTAGTAGTTACTAGCTTACCTCATGACAAAGCACCAATAAATCTTAGCTATGGTAGTGCTAAAGAGCAGATAATAAGAGAGCTACCTAACGTTGGCTTTGAGGGAGATAGGTGGTTTTATCCTATGTTTTGTGATAGCGAATATGCAGCATATACCGGAGCCGTAATGGCTATCGACCCAAGTGGTAGAGGTGGAGATGAGACTGGTTATGCAGTAGTTAAGCACCTTCACAGCAGGCTTTTTGCCACAGCTTGTGGTGGTCTTATTGGTGGGTATAGCGAAGAGACACTCATAAAACTAGCCTTAATAGCTAAAGAGCAAAGGGTAAATGAGATAATAGTAGAGAGTAACTTTGGAGATGGTATGTATGTAGAGCTTCTTAAACCTATACTAAACAATATCTATCCTTGTGCTCTCTCTGAGGTATCTCATTCAACACAAAAAGAGAAACGTATCATAGACACCCTTGAGCCAGTCCTAAATGCTCATAAGCTTGTCTTTGACTATAAGGCTGTTAAGGAAGATTTAAAACCATTTCTTGATGGCTCTTATGATGATAGTAGGTTTGTGTATAGCTTGTTTTATCAACTCACTCACATAACAAAAGATAGAGGCTCTTTAAGGCACGATGACCGCCTTGATGCACTAGCTATGGCAGTAGCTTACTGGCTAAAGCAAGTCGGAGCTGACCCTAAGAAACTCCTAAAGAACTATCAAGAACGTATTGATAACAAGTTACTTGATGAGTATTTAGCTGAGCTTAATATGGGTAAGAGAGAAAGAACAAAGTTTAGGAAGTTTATATAGTTAAAGTTAAGGGGGAAGCTAAATGTTTCTCCCTTTTTAGTCAAGAACACTCATAAAGGTGTCTAGGAAGCTCGTAGTTAAACGAACGACATTAAGGTAGTAAATTACCCTCTTTAAAGCTAAAATGCAATAGAGAGCCTCCTAGATAGCTTTATGAACGTTTATGATTTCTTAGCCCATTTAAAGGGCTGCTTTTAAACAATAGCCTAAAAATGGTCTTTAGAAGTGCTAAGGCTCATAAAGGGGTCTAGGAGCTTCTACAAAGAACGAACGTCTTAAAACGATAGATTATACCTCTAGTAACCCTTTCGTTTAACCTAGAGCTTCCTAGATGCCTTAGAATTGATTTTTATTTATTGTTCATATAATCAAATCTAGGCTCAGTAAAAGGAAGGATGTAATCCATATCAGCCACAGAGAAGCGAGGAGCTGGTTCAGGGGGCTTAAACTCTCTCTTTATTAGTGTTCTATCCACTCTTAGTCCTGCTGCTGTATAGACCTTAGCCTTTGTGCTTAGAGAGCCAAAGTTTCTTAGGGCTTGTTTAGCATCCTTACCTAGAAGCTTGATACTCATTAAGACTATTTCATCACCTCTTACTAGGTCTTGCATTAGATAATGTAGGTTGTCCTGAGTAATAGGCACTGTGTATATATGTTTCATAGTGAGCTAAACATAGCATAAAAATACTTAAACAAGACTTAAAATACACCAATAATGTCTTGATATCTAAACTTTTTCCTTAAACGTTAAAAAGCCCTAAAATACGTTATTTGTAGAACCCTGCCCCTTAGTGGAGAGAGGGGGTAAGG